AAAGAAGAAGAAAACGAAAATGATTTTTCAAAATACATGTCCAAAACATTTTTTGATTCTTTTGATTCGATTGAAAAAGAGTACATGGCCTCACACAAGACATATTGTCCAGATCATACAAACTATGCAATACTCAGATATGGCAAGGGACAGCATTTCGTAGATCATATTGATGACTTTCCTGGAATTAACAGACGTATATCATCTGTATATTATCTAAATGATAACTTTACTGGCGGAACAATTTATTTTCCAAGGTTTGGAGTATCTTATCAGCCAGTTGCAAATCAATTACTATTATTTCCATCTACATACACATACAACCATTCTGTAAGTCCTGTAGAGGAGGGAACAAGGTACTCTGTTGTATCTTGGATAAACTAACTTTATGAAAATATACATCGATGGTTTAGAAAGATCTGGTAACACATTTTTGGCGGGAGCAATAGGTTACACTCTTGGCATAGAGTCAGTACCATTATGGTCACATAGCGTTGATACACTAAAGAGTAGAAGTACAGAGTATCCATTTGTAGTTCCACTAAGAGACGTATTGCCATCAATAACATCTGCCAAGTTGTATAGAGACTATGTCCTAGCAAACAATATAAATAGCAATCAAAGAACTGGCAATCCAGAAGAACTTATTGAAAGATACTCGTCCTACATAAATTATCTTGATAAAGACAAAGATTTGTTTATTGCTCCATTTTCAGAATTTACAAAAGATCATAACTCTGTTATTGACGTTATTGCCAAAGAGAATTCACTTCCTATAATTGAAAGATATACGGCAGATGAGATTATAAAAAAAATAGGAGAGAACCCAAAACTAGATAACCCTTACACTGGAAACTTTCCGAGAAAGCATGCACAAGAACATAAAGAAGTAGAAGAATTATTTTTATCAAAATATAAAACAGATATAGATGATATGCAAAAGAAAATAAACAAACTATATCAAAGATATTACGAAAAGTTATAGACTACCAACGCTTAGGATGTTTGTCTTTTGGCAAAGGTCTATATATTTCAAAAACATTTAAATAGTGAACAATGGTTTGGTGATCGACCTTACACTCTTCAGCAATTTTCTTTGCAGGTTTTCGCTGAGTAATATATTGATCGATCAACCAATCCTTGTTTCGATAATTCACTATTCTTCGATGCGATCTAATTCCCACATGCGAATATCTGTCATACCAATTCGAATTGCAAGTGATTGTTCTGGGCTGTCGGCCTCAACAACTAGTTCTGCATTGAAGGCTTCTCTTTCTTCATCTGTATTAAAAAACACTCTTCCTGCATTCTGAAGGTACAGGTCTTCCATAGGTTGCAAAAGAACCTTATAAATATACTTAGGCAATTACCCCAGCCTCCTTTAGTTTTTTATAAAGGTTTGCTGTAATCATTGTAAGTGCTGGCTGGCTTTGATCAATTTGCTTTTGAGTGTCTGCTTCGTTTAGACCATTGATCTTGCACATTTCTCTGTTATCTTCATTAATGCTGTTTAGCATGAAATCAATAATTTCTTCTTTGTTCATTTTTCTACCATCTCTCTATTGGACATTTTGCTTGTTTTAATGTGGTTTTCAGTTGCATGAAACATCCACACTTTCTACATTTTTGTAGTGATTTTTTAAACCACTCACACTCGTTGCATATTTTAAGGCGGGATTCAATGAGTTCACGATCTGATCTTGGTTGATTAGGATCAAACAAGTCAGTAAACTTAACATCATCACTCACTTCCACTCCACCTCTTGATCATATGTAACCGAATACTCTCCACCGAATATCTCAGCATACGACATGATATCTCTATTATACCTTATAACAGTGTTTAAGCCAACTTTGTCTGACATGTACTTGGTACCCTGGACTATTGGCTCAAAAGCCATCTGCTCGGCTTCTAGGGCCTTATTAAGGTTATCCAGGTAGCGAGCCTTGCCAAACCTTTTGCTGGTAAATGCTTGGTCTACATAGATCTTTCTAAATTCATTATCTGCCTCTATCGTAGAGTCAAGGTTTTCCATAACATAAGATACTTCTGGACACTCCATCCTTTTAGACCAGTTTCGCATGTTCTCGCTGTAGAACTCCATATTGCGTAGTGTAGAGTCAGCGAATGCCATGCGTATTTTGTCTTCATCGGATGTATCAGCCTCTATTGCGAACGAAATCAAAAAAGCGGTTGCGAACGGAAACTTTTCTCGATACTTATTGACCCTATAGTGTACATTCGGATTAAATGAGTTAGTGGCTATGTTATCTTCTAGAAGTCTCATATGATTTCCGATTGACACATACCCTGGCCTATTCATATCACAGTCGACGAACAAGCATTCTTCTGGATTGATACCGTCGGCGAGACATAAAATATTTTTATCATACGAACCGACTATTTTCGAACCGTTAAAACGCTCTATTAATTTTGCGGTCATAAAACCATCCATGTCAGGGGATATAATTAAATTCTTAGAATGCTCAAGTGTTTCAAGTATGGCTGTTTTCATTTTTGCAAAATACCCCTTATAATAATCTAGTTATGACAATTCAGGACTGGGCCTCATTAATCGTCGCAATACTTACAATTGTATCATCACTAGGGCTTGCGATCAAGTGGCTTGTCAAGCATTATCTCAGCGAACTTAAGCCAAATTCTGGATCATCATTAAAAGACCAGGTTTCAAGATTAGAGAATGCTTTAGACGAGCAAAGACAAGATTCTATAATGTCACGAGATAGACAAGAGAAAAAACTTGACGAAATGTATAAAATTTTAATTGATCACATTGCTAAAGTTGATAAGAAGTAATTCTCCTATATACTATATATAATATATCTTCTATATATAAACCTTAAAGATAGTTCTTTTTTCTTATATATTTTAAGTATACACCATCCCCACTTCTGATGATTTAATACAAACCAATACAAAACGGACATTACAGACAATAACAATTTTATAACTTTTAATATCAATGTCCAGATTGTCCTGATATGATATAATTTATATTGACTAGTACTCTGGTTTGTCTCTCATACCCACCAGCCTGAGTACTAGTCATTTTTTATGGTATAATCTCAATATGAATACTTGTGGTCCTGAAATTTTTGGAGCAGATCCAGCCAGAATTAAATGGCAGATCGTTAGAGGAGATACCTCCCCATTACGTATTGAATTTTTAGAAGATGACGAAGTTACATATTTTGATACCTCTGATTGGACTTATGAGGCTACCTCTTATGATCCTCAATCTGACTTTCTTGATTCCCTTGAAGTAACACCAGGAGATGGATATGTTGATATTATGGCTCCAGCCTCATTGACTCAATTCTGGGGTACTGGATATAAGTCAGTTGTAACAGAACTAACCTTTGATTTACAAGTAACTATTGATGACAATACAATTTGGACACCTTTGATTGGAACTATCTCTGTAATAGGAGATATTACAGGTAGCCTATAATGGCAGTTATAAAAGTAACAACTCCAAGGCCTGAGTTACCATCAGTAATTAAGATTAAAAACAAATTATTTAAAGTAAATAAGTGATATAATCTTTTCATGACAAATCATGCACTTACAACCCTTAGTAGCACTTCTGCTACCCGCTTAACTCCAAACGGAATGCACTCTGGAATGGATATCACAATTCAAAATATAGATGCTTCTGCATACGTGTACCTTGGAGGAGAAGGAGTGACATCATCTGATTATGGATACCGTCTTGCTCCTGGAGCAGCATGGTCTGTTGAACTACCACCACTCGATGCCCTATACGCAATCACAGATACCAACAACTCTAAAGTTGCACTATTTAAAATGGGACTTGAATAATCATGGCACGTTTTACTACAGCAGGCGGTAGTGGAGACGGCACTCCAGGAGCACCAGGCCCAGCAGGATCTAATGGTGCAGATGGAGCAGATGCTCTTTGGAATTATACTGGAGAGTATAACGGTGGTGCATCATATGCCGTTGGAGATTTAGCAACTTACGATGGACAACTTTGGTACCGTGCTAATGCAAACGGTGGAAACGTTGGAGACACACCTTCAGAAGGATTTATTTGGAACTTACTTGCAGCAAAGGGTGCTGATGGTGCACAAGGAGAACCAGGAGCGCAAGGAGAGCCTGGAACAGATGCAACTGGCGGACTTTTCTTTTTAGGAAGTTATATTTCAGGTAACGGATACGTTGCTAACATTGCAATTGTAAGAGGAAGCGATAATAATCTATACATTGCAAAAGATAGCGGTGGATTACAAGATCCCGTTGGAAATACTGCACAGTGGGACATATTCTCTACTAACACTGGTGGCGGAACTGCAAATATTGCAGACTTTATTTTTACAGACAATGGTGGAGATAGTTCAATAACTCTTCCTGGCGATAAGGGTATGAGAATTGAAGCAGGTTCTGATAGTGATTTATACTTAACTGCTGGAGATGATCTTTATATCCAAACTCTTGGCGCAGGAGATGACATTCATATCCAAGCAGCAGATGATATTCGTTTTACAACAAATAACGAAGATTTTGAGATTGGAATAGTTTCACAATGGTCTATGAATTCAGAAGGCGAGTTCCACCTACCTGGAAATGGTCTTATTTGGAATCCAGAAAACTCATCTGGTGATGGATATGGTAACGACACAATCCACCTTGTCCCAAACGATGTAGATAATGAAACAGAACAAAGAATTATTATTGATCCAACTGCACCAAACCACATTCATATTCGTGCAGGAGGAGTACAAGATTATTCTTCTGTAGAACTTATTCTTGGTGGAGAAAGAGCAGGAGTTAGGGTTTCTGACGCAGAAGGAACTACTGTTGTTCAGTCAAAGCAAGAGGATTACAGTTGGACATACCAGAATGTAAATAGCGAGGGTGGTCAGATCTATGTAGTAGCGACTGCAGATGCTGAACCAGACATTAATGACTTTACAATTATTGGTGGTCAAAAGTTTGTAATTACTAATGTAATCAGAGATGTACCAAATGGAACTACTTCTTACGAAACTACTCCAGGTATTGGTTTTATACCATTTGAAAACTATACATTTATAAGAGATAGAGGAAACCACGTCTGGAACTTTAACAGACAGGGTTATCTAAGTGGCCCTACAGAAACAGGACATCTACGTGTCACAGGTATTATAAATGATGATGGAGATGTAAGTGTTATCTCTGATACTGACAATGTTTCCATCAGCAGCGGTCAAGACATAAATATAAATGCTAATGATGACTTAAGAATAACTACCTTTGGTGGTGATTATGCATGGGACTTTAATAGTAACGGAAAACTATTTGGTCCAGGAGAAGATGGTGCACTAGTACTTGGTGGCGAACTTGTAACTCAAGACGTAAACATGTCAATCAGATCTAATGAACAATCAGTTGTTCTTAATGGAGCACTTGGAGAATTCCTTGGAAGTTCAGACAACGCAAGTAGCCAGATTGCAACTATTGGAGATGTAAACGCAGCAAGATTTGGTGCATCAGCATCATTCTTTAGCACTGTAGACCAAGGTCCACAAGGGTCTGCTGACACTGTTCAGGCATTTACATTTAACAATACAGACTGGGCAACAGGAGTTACTCTTGCAAATAATAGTAGAATAACAATCACAAATGCTGGAAAATATAACATTGCATTTTCTGCTCAACTATACCAAACAAACAATACTGGAAATGTAAACATATGGCTAAACAAAAACGGTAGCCCAGTAGCAAACACAAACACAAAGGTTACTATGAACTCTAATAACCACTATCTTGTTGCTGCTTGGAACTTCTTTGTAAATTCTGCTGCTAATGATTATTACGAACTTGTATGGTCTTCATCTAGCACAAATACTTCTATACAGTATGATCCAGAGGCTACAATTAATGGAAATGTTCATCCAGCAATACCTTCAATTATTTTGACGGTAAACCAAGTTGGTTAATCTTAATATAGTGAGATAATATCACCATGGCTGTTTCTAAATCTATGGATTTCCCTGGTGCAAAAAAATCTTCTTATGCTGCACAAGTAGAACAAAGTCAGGCATCTCCATCTTTAGATAATGCTCTCTCATTTCTTCCAGTCCCTGGCCCAGTAGGACCACAGGGGCCTGCAGGTAGAGACGGTAAAGACGGAAAGCAAGGACCTGAAGGACCAGAAGGAAAGCCAGGTCCAAAGGGTGCTCAGGGTCCAGCAGGTAAAGATGGTCTAAGTTCTTTATCATCTTCAGGGCAGCAAGCGGGTTGGGCTTCGTATCATAATAAAATGGAAAAACCATTTAAACTTGGTATCTCTGAAGGAGAAGATGGTTGGGTCACAACTTTTGTTTTGTCCGAAGGGCTATCAAATGAGACATATCTTCCAAAAGGCTGCACACCACTTTGGAATGATCATGCTAGAGCATTTAGTTTTAGGGGACTTAAAGAAGGTGCTCAAGTATTTATAACATACAGTTTTGAACTAACAACCTATAGTAGCAATACAGAAGCATGGATCAGAACCTATTCCCAAAACAGTGATTTAGACATTTCTCAGTTCATAGGGTCTATGAAATACCAGCACACATATCCAATTACCGTTACCCAGCAGTTGTTTATTGAAAACCAGAAAATCTGGGGTAATGGAGCAGTCCCTCAAATTAGAACTGACTACGACTCATCAGTAGTTATGAAATCTATATACGTCAGCGTGGTATAATAAAACCATGGCATTTCCAGGAGAACTTAATATAAACTATTACAAGGGTGATACCCATGAGTTTAAGATATACCCTCAAAAGACAGACAACTCTATCTTTTATCTAAACGACTATAGCAATGCCACATTTAAAATTGCAGAAGTAAGAGGTACAGCAGGAGTTGCAAACCAAATTACTGGTAGTGCAATAATCTCAACAGATGGAACACATATAACTTGTGCAATAACTCCAGAAAATGGAGCAGCAATGGATTCTTCTATTACTTACGTATACGACGTTCAGGTATATGCACAAGGAGCAGGAACATACGATAAAATTTTTACACTTTTGACTGGTTCTATATCTGTAACAGATGATGTTTCGCAGGGTATTGGATCACCAAACAGAGCCATTCCTACATATAGAGTTATTTATCACAACACAGATGCAACAAGTGGAGAAGTACCTACAGATACAACTGGATACGTTCCAAATCAAAACGTAGTTGTTGCAAATAATGGAACTCTTGCAAGACTTGGATATTCTTTTTCTGGTTGGTCAAGATCTGCTGATGGAACTGGTACTGTGTATACTGCAGGATCGACTATCCCTTTAATTAATGGAGACATAAAACTTTATCCTAAGTGGACGGCACAATGACAAACATTTTTGTATCACCTGACGATGTTAAGGTAATTGGCGGTACTGCCAATGTAAATGTTGAAGTAGATTTTGGACCACAAGGAGATAGAGGAAATCTTTTTCTTGTAGGATATGGAAATCCAAACACAGTATCACATTCTGTTACATTGCAACTACTTGACCTTTATATAAATGTTCAGGCTACAGATGAAGACTATCTTGTTATGTACCAATATCAAAATGTTTCTGGTGTTAATACCTGGGTAGAAACATCAAAATTAATGACAGACAAGTTTAGCGTAATTAGACAGGTGGCCTTTACAAATGGAAAGACAACAAGTGAGGTAGACTTTAAGGTTTCAAACATTGCACCACTAAGCCTTGTTGGTGGACTAACAGCAGAAAATTTTAATATACAGTGCACATTCTCTGACCCCGCAAATCCTATTGCTCACTCGATTACGGTTAAGCCTTTAAAGTTTCAGTCTGGTACTGGCGATCAGATATTACCAGTTGATATAAATGCCGTTGAATATTCAGGAGGAAGTTGGGTTGGTCTAAATAGAACTGTCTATATTCATTTCCTAATTACGGTGGTATAATCTAAGATGGTGATATGTAATGGCTGCTGAATTTATTGATGATACCCCAAATGGTACTGGGCAATACCCAACCAAGATTCCTGGCTATGAAGATGCAGCAGATATTCAGGAAGCGCTAAGACTTTACCATTATGGATCAACAACAATTCCAACAGAAGGCAATCTTGGAACACCAAACGGGATAAACACAAAGTCTGTAGCAGGATACTTAAAGGCATTATCAAACACAGACGCAGCCAATGCTGCAACGGCAGCAGCAAATTTAGCAACAGAAGTAACAAATAGAACTAATGCTGACACCAATCTTCAGAATCAAATTAACAGCCTATCAAGCACCCTTGGGCTTCAAACAAGCATAGTTACAAAAACTTCAAGTTTTACATTAGAACTTGCAGACGCATCAAAAACAATTCTTCTTAATACTTCTTCAACAATGAATTTAACTATCCCGTCAAATTCTGCTGTGGCAATTCCAGTAGGATATCGTTATAGTGTAGTTGAGATGGGTTCTGGAGTTACAACATTTGTTCCAGCATCTGGAGTAACTATTAATAGCAAAAATTCACAACTATTTATTGATACACAATATGGTCAAGTAACTTTGTTAAAGGTTGCAGAAAATTCTTGGATTGCTTACGGTGATATATATGAAGGAGTATCCACCCCTACTCCAACTCCAACACCAGTTCCCACAACACCTACCCCAACTCCAGTTCCTACAACTCCTACACCAGTTCCTACAACTCCTACCCCAGTACCTACAACTCCTACCCCAGTACCTACAACACCAACTCCAGTTCCAACAACGCCTACACCAGTTCCTACAACTCCTACACCAGTTCCAACAACACCTACACCAGTTCCTACAACCCCAACACCTTCTCCAACACCAACTGCATCAACAACAGGAACAGTTTATATAACATATTGCTATCAGGGAACACCAACATCAGATACGTTTGTCGTTGATGAAAACAATGTTGTAACAACAAACATAAATAATGCTTGCTCAGCATATGCATCTGTAATTGCTGGACTTCCAAATGGAGGAGGAACAAATTATGCTTGCTCAATTGTTTCAATGCCTGCAATGCCAACAAATTGTACATCAACTCCAACTCCAACACCTACAGCCACAACAACATATTACTGGTGTTGCAATGATGGATCTGGCAGTTCAGTAAGTGGTGGAACAGAGGCTCAAGCCCTTAGCCTTGCAAATTCTAATTGTTCAGGAAGTGCTGGTGGAATAAATGGAGGAATTTATACATCTCCACAAAGTTGCACACCTACAACACCTACACCTACTCCAACACCTACAACGCCAACACCAGTTCCTACAACTCCTACACCTTCGCCAACCCCTACATCAGGAGGACCATACTGCAGAAATGAAGTTAAAATAGTTCCACAGTCCCAGTGCGTTTCTTATGAAGGAAACTTTACAGTCTGTTACTCTGACCCAGCATATACAAATCAAACATCTTCAACATTTGTAAGTTGTGTCGGAACAACACCTACACCTACACCAACAACTCCTACCCCAGTTCCAACAACTCCTACCCCAGTACCTACAACACCTACCCCAGTTCCAACAACTCCTACGCCAGTTCCAACACCAACTCCGCTAGATTGCAGTAATGCAAATCAACTAAATCAGTCACAGTGTGCAGAATGTGGATACACATGGCAAGGTGGACAGTGTCTAGATAATCCAGCACCACCATCATTTCCTTCCTTTACACCAACACCAGATCCTACACCAACACCAGACCCAACACCAACACCTGTAGCACCAACACCAGACCCAACCCCAACAACTCCGACAACTCCGACAACTCCGACAACTCCGACAACTCCAATATCGCCAGACTTCCCGCCGTTTTTCCCATATTTTACAGTACCAGGAGCAGAATAGTTTTAAATAGTTGATAGTGTATAATTAAAGAATGACGAGCAGAATAGAAAAAATAAAAGAAATAATTGAAAATAATAAAAACTCTGAAGTAGGTCCAATGGATTTATTCAAAGACGATACTGCTTGGGCTACTGAACAAAAGGCTGCTGAAAGATATAGTATTTGTAGGGCTTGTCCAGAACTTATAAAACTAACAAAACAATGCAAAAAATGTGGTTGCCTTATGAATAAAAAAACAAAATTAGAGTTGGCAACATGTCCATTAGGGAAATGGTAATATGAAAAGTCCATATTTATTAAAAAATGTTCTGCCAGAAGAAGAACATAAGGCATTACAAAATTTAGCAATGAACTTATGGTCTACAGACAAAAGTACCTTCGACGATGGATTTGGAAGACATCAATGGGCAGTCTGGGAGCCTGTTCATAAAGAAAACATAGAACCGCTTAGAAGATTTCATGAAATGCTATTACCACTTGCAAGAGAAGAGTTTGAGTCAGAAACACTTCTACCATCATGGTGCTTAATTAGTATTTACGAAACAGATAAGGCCAGGCTATGGAAACACAAAGACGACAATGCCTGCACATACCATCTTAACTATACAATTTTTCATAAAACTCCATGGGATTTTTATGTTGAGGGTATAAAATTTCAGCCAGAAGAAAATGACATGGTTGTATCTTATGGTAATGATCAAGAGCATTGGAGAGAAGATTTTCCAAATCCACAAACAAATCTTGTTGCAAATGCTTTCTTTTTTTACGTAGAGCCAGATCACTGGTATTTTACAGAAGGTCCAAATTATCTTTATACTCATATTCGTGGAAAAAAAGACGATGTAGAAGATAAAATGTAATGAATAACGGAATAGTTGTTTCTGTAGTATTTGATGAAAATTATGACATTGAGCATAATCATATGTATAAGCAACTTTCTCATTCTTTAAATACCTTAAGAAAATTAAACAAAGATATAAAGGTAAAAGTTTACTATTGTTATAAAAAAGAATTGCCAAAAAATCATCATATTTATTTTCCAGAAGATCCAAACACAGAGTTTATACCTTTTGAAAATAAAGTAAGCAAGTCTTGGCATTCAGGATTTTGGAGTGCAGAATTGGTTGAGCATAGATGGATCAATGCTTTTCGTGGTCTAGAAGATTTTAATTTTGATAATATTATTAATATGGATACAGATACTGAATTTTATATAGACCCAGAAGAACTTTTTAAAAAATATGGAAACACTGATTTTTTATGGAGCAGAGAAGATACCTGTGATACCATAACTAAAATGTTAAGAATATACCCTGCTATAAATGATGGCCTAACCGTTATTAGTAAAAATATTTTAGAGCATAAAAATATGTGTTTGCTATCAATGAAAGAATATATTAATCAAACTTTAGAAAGATATCAGTCAATTCTTTCTGAAAAAGATTATTATCAGTTGCCGTGGGTAATAATTCAATATTCAGTATTTGACTATTTTAATAAAAAAAATATTCATAGATACTTTAGCAAAGATCATGTTCTTTTGCATTGCGAAACCAAAAAAGATACACACATAGTTCGTCATTATTTTTCTGGAAACTCTTCATATTTTCTTCCAAAATGGTTAGGTGGTACGCAATAGATGGCTACAATAGGAGTTCTTCCAGCAAGTGGAAGAGCGTCAAGAATTGGTGGTATTCCAAAATTTTGCTTACCAATTTCAGATGAAAGATCATTGCTACAGTGGCATGTAGAGCAAATGCTTGAGGTTTGTGATGAAGTTAGAGTTTCTACTAGAGCCGAGTGGGTTCCAATTATTCAAAATATGGACATGAATATTAAACTTATTGTTCGTGAGCCGTCAACAATGTCTGATGCAATTAAGTTTATGGTTGGAGAATATAATGACACTGTTCTTGTTGGAATGCCAGACACATATATTTTAAATGCACCAGTAAACATATATAAAGAAATGTTTAAAGAAACAAATGCTGACTTGGTTTTAGGTGTTTGGGATTGTAGTGAAGAACTAAAGGGTCGTGTGGGCCAGGTCTTGCTGTCTGAAGACAGAGTTGTTGATTCAGAAGATAAGACAGACAACTGTGATTACTTGCATATGTGGGGCAGTATGATGTTTAGAAAAAATATGATTCGGTATTTAGATCCAGCCTTAGAGCATCCTGGAAAACAGATAAAGGATTGGCTATTAGATGGTAAAAATATAAGAGCGGTAAACCCAGGTGGCAAGTATATGGATATAGGAACCCTAAGAGGGCTGAAGCAGTTGTACAGGGAAATGGATTTGAAATAAAAATACCCCCAAGGATTTCTCCAAGGGGGTATCTTTTTGTGTATTACTTAGGAAATTTTGCCATCCAAGATTTAGTCCTTGGAGTCATGCCCTTCCAGGCAGTCCAGTTCTCTCCACCATTGCTCATATGATATGCGATCTGAGCATTTAGTACTGGATTAAAAAGTTCAGCGTTTGATGATAACTCAAACTTGTCTCTGCGATCAGGACCAAGTGAATCAATCATGTTGATCTGGAATATTCCATATGAGGAGTCTCCAGTATTTTCGTTTCCGTTAAAGGCCAATGGACGACCATTAGATTCTTTCTTTGCTACACCCCAAGCCTCAACAAGGTTTTGGCCCTTAAAGCCAACTAGGGATAGCATCTTCTTTAGTTCTAAATCTGTAAGAGATGTCTTGTTTGCAAAACTCTCTAACATTTTTTCCTTAGAAACCAAAAAAACCTCTTTCGAGGTCGTGTCCGATGTCTGAGCCTGTTCAAGACTAAGATTGTTTTTGGTATCTAGTTCTGGTGCGGCATTAGCAGTATTAGAAAATACGCTGACAAGTGCCACGATACTGAGTGTGCTAATGATCTCTTTGTTTCTTTCGATAAATTTAATCATAGTTTCCTCCTTAGAAAACAATAACACCCTGGTAGGTGTCTATACCTAGTATAACATAATTTTAAGTCAAAAGTCAAATCTGGGTGTATAATTATTTTATTATGACCACATACGCTAATTCCACAACGGGAGTCAAATATCCCCTCGAAACATCTCCAGTAAATGTACATGGAGATTTAAAGAAATTGGCAGAATCCCTTGATGCAATACTTCCAGCCTACGGTGTGTCATATTTTCAAATTGAAGTAAAAAATAATAGCGGTAGCGCAATCAATGCTGGAGTTCCAGTATATGCAACTGGTTACGAAGCAAAAACAACAATAGCAAAAGCACTTCCATCTACATCTTCCCCAATACTAGGTTTATTAAAAAACAATACTGCAAACGGATCAGATGGAATAGTTGTTGTTGCTGGAGTTATGGAAGGTTTGAATACATCAAGTTTTTTAGCAGGAGAGGTTTTATATGTAGGAGTTTCTGGAGGCTTAACAAATGTTAGACCAACAGGGGGATCCGCAGCAGTTGGAATTTGTGCATATGCTCATAATGTTAATGGAATAGTAATAGTAGAAGCAAAAGGAAACGGTACCTGGGGAGCACTCAGAGACGGTTTGTCGTGATATAATAAACAAATGGCAACTTTAAGAGGATCTCAAACATCATACGATATAGGAAATAAACCACCTACAGTAATTTGGACTGTCGTTCGTGGAGATACATCTGGTTTTAAGGTTTATGTAACAGATGATGCTAAGGAGCCTTTAATTCTAAAAGGCGAGGGATCTGAATGGGATATTGCCATGAAGATTAAGAGACCTAATAATGCTTCTGACCTTGGAGTTATTACAGATGATGCAACTCTTGTAATGCACTTGCATCCAAGAGCAGACGAAGATGACCTTGTAGGAGAATTTACGGTTTGGCTCACAGCAGCACAGTCTGTACAACTTGAGACAGGAGACATCTTTGATATTCAGGTTAGCGACCCAACAAGAGTCTGGACAGTTGCCCAGGGTAGCATGAAGATTCTTGAAGATGTAACAGATTAATGGCAACAGCAATAATTCTTGATGACCTAAAAAACAAAACAGAACGAATCTTCCCAATAGATTATGCAGAAGTTCAGATAGAAGACTTTGTAAGAAAAACAGTCATAACCGAGGTTTTGCCATTTAGAGTTAAGTTTACAGCAATCCAGATAGAAGGTTTAGGTCTTGGAAATACCCCAGCAATTCCACTGCAAGTTATTGGCTACAGCAACTATATTCTTTAATAATATTATTAAATAGGGGTTATAATTACGACATGGCTAAAGTATCAATTCCAGCAGTTAAGAGTCTATTCCAAACTGGAGATAGACCAACTCAAGAAAACTATGAAGATTTAATCGATACCGCTTCTGCTCAAGCAACAGACTTGGGTTCTGCAGGTAACAATGAAAACACAATCACTGGTATTGAGAACGTAACTGTTATTGATAACTTTGATGCTACAGTTTGGCGTATGGTCAAGTATATTATTTCAATATCAAAGACCTCAGCAGGGGACAACAAGTTCTACGCAACTGAAATGACAATTCTCGTTGACGGTACAAATGTATCAGTCAGCGAATACGGAACAATCGACAACAATGGGAATATTGGCACCATTAATGTCTCTCGCACTGGAAATACCGTGGCCTTAACAGTCACTCCAGATCCTGCGATCAAGCCAGTCACAGTTCGTTTCGCACGAATTGGACTTAAGGCATAAATAAAAGGAGATAAAAAATGGCAACAGTAACAAATAAAGACTTTAAGATCAAGAGTGGCCTGATCGTTGAAGGTGCAACAGGTACAATCAACGGTTTTGACATTCTTACAAAGAAGACAGCAGACCAAAACTATATCATTGGTCTTATTGGTGGAGCAGCAACACCTGATAACACACCAGACACAGTAGTTCTTCGTGATGAGGATGGTTCATTCTCAGCAGAAGTAATTACAGCAGATGGTGGTTTTGTTGGTAACGTAACTGGTACAGTTTCAGATATTTCTAATCACGATACAGATGATTTAACAGAAGGCACAAATAACCTTTACTTCCAAGACAACCGTGCACAGACAGCAGTGTCTAACGCACTTGGTTCAGGTCTTGGCTACGGCTCACAAGGCGCAGGAAACGTTTTCTATGTTGACACAAATGTAATTGCAACAAAGACATTTGCAACAGATGAAGCAAACGCAGCACAAGCAGCAGCAGAACAAACTGCAGCAAATGATGCAACCACAAAGGCTAACAATGCACAGTCAGCAGCAGAACAGACTGCAGCAGCAGATGCAACCACAAAGGCTAACAACGCACTTGCAGCAGCAGAAGATTATGCAGATGCAAAGATTAGCGATGCAAATGGATCTGCTACAGATAAGGCTTGGTCAGCATACAAGACATACACAGAAATTGGTCTTGCAGAAGACAGAGCAAAGCAGCATGCAGATGATGAAATTGCTGCACTTGTTGGTTCTGCACCAGCACTTCTTGATACACTTCAGGAATTAGCAGCAGCAATCGATAATGATCCAGAGACAATCAATAATCTTCAGTCTCTTGCAGCAGGAAAGCAGAACGCACTTACTGAAGGCGCAAACATTGACATTACAGACGATGTAATCTCTGTAGTCGGTCTTGATTCAGCAGATATCTCAGACTTCAACACTGCAGCACTTTCAGCAACAGCATCAGCATACGATGCAGCAGGATCTGCTCAAACAGCAGAAGACAATGCAATTGCACATGCAGATGCACTTACAACATCTGACATTGCAGAAGGCACAAACCTTTACTTCACAAACCAGCGAGCAATTGACGCTGTAGGTGGAACAATCTCAGATCAGATTAATCTACTTGACACAGACGATATTGAAGAAGGTGCAACAAACCTTTACTTCACAGACTCTCGTGCAAAGGCTTCAGCAGGAGATCTTCTTGCTGGTGCACAAAAGGAAAATGTTGAAATAACATATGTCAACGGAGTTCTAAGCATCACCGCAGAAAACGGTGTAGCAGATTCTACAACTGACGAACTTGATGAAGGTACAACAAACAAGTACTTCACAGATGCAAGAGCACAAGAAGCACTTGATGGAACAACTCCAAACTTTGTAGCAGTTGAACTTGGAGAAATCTCTAAGAGTGTTGCAGGAACAACAGTAGTTCCAGTAGCAGGAATTGCAACAGCCTACTCATGGCTAAAGGCTGACTATCGTTCAGCAGAGTTCCTTGTAAAGATCGCTAATGGTGATCACACAGAAGTTTCAAAGGTACTTCTAACACTTCATGCTAACGATAATATCTCAATTACTGAGTACGGTATCGTTGGAACAAACGGTGATCTTGGATCTGTTACAGCAGCAATCTCAGGCAACGATGTACAACTTCAGGTAACTACATTGAATAACACCTCAACAGTTACAGTAGTTGGAACATTGCTTGCGTAATAAAAAATAAAAATAGTTGGAAGAAGGAGTAGTAAATGACAACAGTCGATAAAGACTTCAAGGTCAAGAATGGGTTGGTCGTAACTAACGGCGGTACATTCGGAGATGCAGTGACAGTAGGAGCACCTACAGAAGATTCACATGCAGCAACTAAGGAGTATGTTGATTCTTTAACAGGGTCAATGGCTGTAGGCACAACTGCTCCTTCTTCACCAACTAATGGTACACAGTGGTTAGAC